GGCTTACCAAATATGTCATTAGATGAAAAAGTAGAGAACTTAATAGTAAATGAGGATAAAATAAAGAATTATTTTTTTAGGAGAGAAAGTGATGAGTACCGTAAAATTAAGAGTCCAGATACTTTTATTGAGTCTACTATTGGATATTTTTCTGGTGAAATACAAAGTGGTGCGTATCTTCCGTTTGATAAAGCAGAGAATTTCAGACTTCGTTTAGGGGAGACGAGTATTTGGTCGGGGTATTCAGGACATGGCAAATCAATGCTTTTGAGCTATGTAACGCTTAAACTCATTGAGAACTACAAGGTTATGATATGTTCTTTTGAGATGAGTTGTAGGAGTACACTAGCACGCTATATCCGTCAATCTGTAGGTACTAACGAACCCACAGAGACAGCGATAACTCAGTTTTGCAATGATGCAACTGGAAAATTATTTTTGTACGACCAGTTAGGCAGCACAAATCCTACAGCAGTATTATCTGTTATCTACTATGGAGCTGAGCAGTTAGGTATTCAGCATTTCGTGGTAGATAGTTTAATGAAGTGTTCTATAAATGAAGATGATTACAATGGGCAGAAGAAATTTGTTGACCAGCTTTGTATAGCTGCACGCGATTTAAATGTCCACATTCACTTAATCGCACATAGCAGAAAAACAATAGACGAGACCACTCACACGCCTAGTAAGTTTGACGTGGCAGGTTCTGCGACAATAACAAATCTAGCGGACAATTGTATTTCGGTGTACCGTAATAAGAAAAAAGAAAAAGACTTATTGGAAGGTAAACTGACTGAAGAAGATGCTAGGATAGTTCCAGATGGATTTATGGCTGTAAATAAGCAAAGGCATTTTGAATGGGAAGGTTCTGTTCCTTTATGGTTTCATTCTAAATCTTTACGTTACAGGGATAGACCATGACCATAAATGAATTTATCAAACAATGCAAAAAAGTATTTGGAGATGACATTCAATACAAAGCAACTTCTAAAGACGGACAAATATTTAAAACGAAAGGATGGAGAGATGATAAAGTTCAATTTCAACTTAACAAGAATGAATTTACCAATTTTAATAACGAAACTAAAAGAACTTGATTTTAGTAAAGTTTGGAAAGTGCAAGTGACTGAACGTAAACCCATAAGAAATTTGAGCCAAAATGATTTATATTGGACATTACTTGAAGGATTATCAGACTATTTAGGTTATACTAAAGATGAGTTACATGAGCTTATGAAATATAAATACCTTAAATATGCTAAAGAAATAGCTGGTCAACCGGTAGTGGTTGTTCCTTCAACTTCTGATTTAGATACAGCTCAATTTGCTGAGCTTATTGAAAATGTATTAAGATTTGCTAACGAATATGGATGTTCATTTCAAGATGGTTTACCGCAATACGAAACTCACTAAATTATTAAGACAGTTACCTTGTCAACATTGTGGCATACAATCTGAAACGGTTTGTGCTGCTCATAGAAACGAGGGTAAGGGTATGGGTCTTAAAAATTCTGACGCATTATGTGCAGCATTATGTGTAGAGTGCCATGTTCAATTAGACAATGGAAAGGAACTAACAAAAGAAGAACGTAGGGATATGTGGAATAGGGCATATATAAAAACTATGCAATATCTTTTTGAACATGACATGATAGGAGTAAAATAAATGGGTAAAGGTTCTGGAAGAAGACCATTGTTAATTTCTGAACAAGAAGCACAAGATAACTGGGACAAGATATTTAAAAAGAAAAATAACAGTCCTGACGTTTCACCACACGCTTATGAATACGAACTTAATAAGTCTACCGGTAATGTAGAGAAAAGATTTAAAGATGGCATAAGTAAACCTAATGGAGAACAATTTGGCGAAGATTAGCCCAACGCAGTTGAGCTTGGCTCAGTTACGAGCAGATGGATGGTTTTGTTGGATTACTGAACACTACAATTATTACGCAAGAATACGTCAAGACCTTTGGGGGTTTGGGGATATTTTAGCTTTAAAGCCAAATCAAATACTATGCGTACAAACTACTACTGCTAGCAATATGTCTGCAAGAGTTAAAAAAATAGCTGACCATGAAAATGTAGGTTATGTTCGTGATGCAAATATTTTGATACATGTCCACGGTTGGCACATGGATGCAAAAACAAAAAAGTGGAGCTGTAAAGTTAAGGACATATCGTGAACATTAGAGATAAAATACTAGCTTATCTTACAGAGCCTAAAGCTATAAAAGATATAGCAGCACATGTAAATGGCAATTACAATACTATTAAAAATTTACTTGTGACCATGAAGATGGAAGGTCACATACACGCATTCAAAGATAAAGATAATAGACTTATGCACTATTACATTCCACAGCCACATCCACTACAAGGTATATTTGGACACACAGCAAACTTCACAGAAGACCAGATAAAAGGTGTTATCAGTCATAACGCAGATGATGCTAAACATAACCTTCAACAAAGAACTACACAAGAAACATTTGGGCAAAGCGTAGCTTATACGCTAACACAATATGATTAGTATGGAACGCTTATTGTCCATCCTAGAGGATTGGGCTTTATGGATGAAGTCGGATAATCACCGTTTGGGTTATCCATCTAAAAGCATAGGCATGTCATCCGGTGGTGAGTCAACTTCAGAAGCGTTTGAAGAGATGTGTTCTGCCCAGGATATGTCTAATGTCAGAACCATACACGCTATTGTGCATAGCTTAGAACAAGGACAACAAGATGCTATCTATGCTAAATACTTAGGTGCTAAACCACCATTAGCCTTTTATTGGCAATTAGATATGGCATACGATAATTTACTGACAATAGCAGGAAGACGAATAAACGCATAATGTTGTTGAACAGAAATACTGTTTCGTGCTATAATAGCGCCTATATGGGCAACTCCTGCCTACTAATAACGTAATCCCACAAAAGCCTGACTGCACTCTCTCCGTGGTTGGGCTTTTTCTTTTTATGAAACTATCTATTTGCGAACAATGCGGTGAACCTTTTGACTTCACCGAGTATAGCCTGTGTAATGATTGCAGATATGACCACCGATTTATTAAGTTAAGGAAAGATAATGAAAGCAAAGACGAAAGCATCAAAAAAAATCAGCAAAGTGATGAAAGAGTTTAAAGCAGGTAAGTTGCATAGTGGTTCTAAAAAAGGTCCAGTAGTAAAATCTAAAGCTCAAGGATTGGCAATCGCACTTAGCGAAGCTGGTCTATCTAAAAAGAAAGGTAAATAATTATGCCAATGGTCGGAATGAAAAAATTCTCTTACGATGCTAAGGGAAAAAAAGAAGCGAAAGAGTATGCAAAGAAAACAGGTAAAGCTATGGCAGCTAAGCCTATGAAAAAGGCAGCTAAACGTGGCAAATAAGCCAGGTCTATACGCAAATCTCGCTGCTAAACGTGCTAGAATAAAAGCAGGTTCAGGTGAGAAGATGAGAAAGCCAGGAACAAAGGGCGCACCTACAGCTATGGCATTTAAACAATCAGCAAAGACAGCTAAAAAGAAATGAGTGTTTGGCAAAAGAAAGCAGGCAAGAACCCTAAAGGCGGACTTAACGCTAAGGGTCGTGCCTCTTACAATAAAGAAACAGGTGGCAATCTAAAAGCACCAGTAAAGTCAGGGGACAATCCTAGACGTGCATCATTCTTAGCTCGTATGGGTAATATGCCAGGACCAGAACGCAAACCTAACGGTGAACCAACAAGACTATTACTATCCCTAAAAGCATGGGGAGCATCTAGTAAAGCAGATGCAAAAGCAAAGGCAAAGAATATTAGTTCACGCAACAAAAAGAAGTAATGGTAAAACTAGATATATATGTAGGATATGATGGCAAGGTAGAACCAATTGCTTATCATAACTTTTGCCAGTCAGTTATAGAGAAGTCATCTATACCGGTAAGTTTTACACCATTAGCACTAAACACTTTAAAAGACTACAAAGAAACACATACAGACGGTAGTAACGCATTTATATACTCACGCTTTCTAGTTCCATACCTAAATAACTTTAAAGGTATCGCACTATTCGTAGATGGTGATATGATTTGCCGCACAGATATTGCAGAGATACTAGCTAATTTTGATAATGACGAAGCAATTAAGGTCGTTAAGCACAGTTACAAAACAAAGCATCCAGTTAAGTACTTAGGTGCAAAAAACGAAGACTATCCTAAAAAGAACTGGTCAAGCGTTATGTTATGGAACTGCTCGCATTGGTTAAACCGTCAGCTAACACCTAAATTTATACAAGAACAAACAGGAAAATACCTACACAGGTTTGAATGGCTCAAGTATCCTGAAGAACAAGTAGGTAAGCTAGACGAAACATGGAACTGGCTAGAGACAGAATACGAATACAACCCAGATGCTAAGTTAGTGCATCACACATTAGGCACACCATGCTTTAAAGACTATCAGAATACTGACTATAGTCAAGAATGGTGGGAAACATACCAAAGAATGATATATCCTCTTACAGGGAATAACAAGGAAAGCAAATTATGAACTTCTTAGACTATATAACAAACGCTATGTCAGGCGGTCAACCAACTCAACAAGAGTTAATGGCTCGTCAAATGGCTCAACAAGGTTTATTGGGTCAACAAACTGGTGCATCTTTAAGCCCTGAAGAGTTTATGAAGTTACAAGCACAAAAACTAATAAGTCAAACAGGTGCAGCAATAAGTCCACGTGAATTACAAGGCACTCCTATGAGAATGACGCCAGAGATGATACGTAACATGACACCACCTATTTCAGGTAAAGGTCCAATGGCAGACCAATATAGACAAAACCTATTCAATCCTGGTATGACAATGCAACAAAACTATATAGACCCAAGAATAATAGAACAAATGTACTATAGAGGCTTACTAAGTCAATAAACAATAAAGGGAAACCAACCTATAAGGAGTTGCAATATCATGGCAGAGTATTTACAAGCACCGCCTAGAAGAAAGGCGTTAGGTTTATTAGCTGATGCACTTACTTCAGGACAAGAGGCTTTAAATACAGTTAATGTGCCATACTTAGGTGGTTTAGGTGGTTTATTATTACAGCAAGCACCACAATACTTACAAGATGTATCTTATGGTATGCCAGCATTTAGAGGTGGTAATGTAGCCACAGGTGGCTTAGGAACACTTACACCAGATACAAGAATGCTAGACGTTGCAACATTGCCATTTTTAGGAGCAGGTGCTGCAAAAGCAGCTCAAGTAGGAACAAGAACTGTTGCTAGACCAATTGCAGGTTTGTTAAATAAAGAACAACAATTAGCAGAAGGTCTATTAAATCAAAGCAACAATTATTCTGGTATGCCTAGTTCTTTAATTTCTGAGTCAGGCATTGGTAAAGCTCCTGCAACATCACCAACTGGAATATCTACTGCTTTATCCCAACGTTTTGATGAAGCGTTCCAAACAACAGATGCTATGCCATCATTTTCTGTGTTTGCTAAACCTACAGCACGCCCACTTAATGATTTAACACCAACTAATAGTTCTACTGGTTTAATTAACTTTCCTACCATACAATCTCCTAAGGTTGATAAAGGGATATATCAAGACTATAACACATTAAATGAAATCAAGCAAAATATTTTACCTTACAAAGAAAATTTACAAGGGTTTTTAGATAATTATAGCAATGTTCTAGGTTTAGAACCAGGAAGAGCTACAACACGTATTAAAGATGACTACAAAATAGGGTTAAAATTAAACTCTGGCAAAGCTCCAAGTGAAATATCAGATTATTTGGGTGGTAGATTGGTAGTAGATAAATTAGAACAGGCTCAATCTGTATTAGGTGATTTACAAAAAAGAGGTAATGTATTAAAGATAGATAATTGGCTTAATGATACAGGAAAAGGTGATGGATATAGAGCAATTCATGTACAATTAGGATTAAAAAACGGAACTTCTACAGAGGTCCAATTAGTACCAAAACAATTATTAGATGTGTATGAAAAATATAAACCAATTTATGACCAGCAAAAACATAAGATTAGCGGTGATTTATATGGTGATGAAGCTGTAAAATTTAGAAAGATATTAGAACAAGCTAAGATTGATAGAAATACAGCCTGGGAAAAATTAAAACAACAAATAGAATAAACAGAGGGCAACCAACCTATTAGGAGTTGCAAAACAATGGAAAACGAAGAAGATAAAGAACCTAAAGTAGGAGCGCCTTTTGGCAATACCAATTCTAATAAAAACAATAGGATATGGGCAAATACAATTAGGAAATTAGCTATACAAGAAGACTACAAACGCATACACGTTATTGCTGAAAAGCTATTTGAGAAAGCAGCAGAAGGTGATTTAGGTGCTATGAAAGAAGTAGGCGATAGATTAGATGGTAAGGCTATAGCTACTCAAGAATTAACAGGTGCAGATGGTAAAGACTTACCTTCTGGGATAGGAATTATCTTTGTCAAGCCAGACGATAGCTCAGTTTCCGAGTAAATTAGATTTTCTTTTCGAGAATCACCGCTACAAAGTAGCATACGGTGGTCGTGGAAGTGGAAAGTCATGGGGATTTGCTAGAGCTTTATTATTGCAAGCAGCTAATAAACCATTGCGTGTATTATGCGCACGAGAAGTGCAGCGTAGTATTAAAAACTCAGTTCACCAATTATTGTCAGACCAAATACAAGCATTAGGTTTAGGTCAGTTCTATGAAGTATTAGAGTCAGAGATACGTGGTCTTAACGGTAGTTTATTTGTATTCACAGGTTTAGCTACTAACACAGCAGAGTCAATAAAGAGCTATGAGGGCATAGACAGAGTGTGGTGTGAGGAAGCTCAGACCATATCACGCAAATCGTGGGATATACTTATTCCTACTATACGTAAGCCAGAGTCAGAGGTATGGGTATCATTTAATCCTGGTCTTGATACAGATGATACATACATGCGCTATTGCGTAACACCACCAGAGAACGCTAAGGTGGTTAAACTAAATTACATGGATAATCCATGGTTCAGCGAAGTTCTTGAGATAGAACGCCAGCATAGTGAAAAGACTAACCCTGACTATGCAAACATATGGTTAGGTGAATGCAAGGCTGCTGTAGATGGTGCTATATACTCTAATGAAATACGTGAAGCACAAGAAGGTAACCGTATAACAACTGTACCTTATGACCCTATGATGAAGGTTCATGTAGTTATGGACTTAGGATGGAACGACAGCATGTCAGTTATCCTATGC